CGCCCTGAAAGAAATGGGCGGATGTAACACCAGAGTTGAATAACTCAACGGTAGTAGTAACTGCGGGAGTGGCCTCAATGGGTTTGAAAAGTTCAACTTCATAGGATATCCAAAGTTCACCGATAGGATTCCCGGCAGCAGGCATTCCAGTGGTTGCGACATTCAAAATACCAAATGTATAGGTAGAAACGTCGCGGGGAGTGCCAGCAGCAGTGCTAGATCCAGTTTGAAGCAAAGTGGGTCCAGACTTCTGCGGGTCACACTCCCAACCATGGAGAAAAGAAACCTGAGGTTTGGAGGAAGTGGTGAACTCATGATTATCCATTTGTAGCTTGTTGACAAATGGTGATTCATGAGCGTCATATTGTGTGGCAATAATAACGGAGCCAGACGCCTGATTGGTTGAATTTATTGAGTCAATGGCCAAAGACTTGAACTCAACAACTCCTCCATGCAGACGCCACTGCTCCCACTGGGTTCCTTCAACGAAAAGCCAAGGGAAAAGAGATTGGTTGAAGATGGCGATGGGATAAACGGTATTGGTGAAAGTGGTGGTAGAGAGAACGTCTCCCAAGTATTCTCGGTGGGTAATGATGCAAGATCGGTCCTTGCGTCGATTACTGAACTGGGGGGGACCTCCGGCATCCATGAGAGTGTTGTATCGGATACCGTAGTCGCCTCGCCCAAAGATGTGAGAAAGCAGGTCTCCGCCAAGAGATCCAGTGCGTGAGGCCCATTTTCCCCAATCGGAGAAAGGACCGGACGGAGAGGACTTGTAATCGCCTTTTCCGCGAATTGAGCGCGTAATAGGGCGTTTCGAGCCTTTCTTCGGAGCCGGGCCAGTTTTCTTCTTGGGTTGACGGGGTCGGGACGGGGTTTTGGCTGACATCGGGGTTCAAGGGAAGCGAGAATAAGGGAATGAAGTGACGAGAATGAGTGTGTGAGGGTAGCAAGCTGATTCGAGATAGTTTCAAGATCGAGATGCATAAGGACAATTCGGCGGGCCGTCATGATCGGCCCCGGTCACGAAAATTCTTAGCTATCGGTCGAGAAGACCCAGAAAAGCGAGCACCAACACTCTTACTGCGGTCGCGACGTGCGGCCTCAGCCTCTTTACCATTAATGTGACGAAACTTGCAGTTGGGATGTGTACAATTGCCTTTGAGAAAGGCAAAACAAATCGCAGAACTTTTGCTAGCATTGGCTGCAACTTTATCTTTGTGGGGTTTGGAAGCATCGGCGGGTAAAACAGCACCGCCAAGGGCCGACTGAACGTCGACCTTAACTTCAGCAACATCATCGCGAAGGATAAAGAAACATTTCTCGAGTGTGTCAGCTTTGGAAAGTTCGACGTTGATAGCCGCAATACGAGCCACGTCGACACCAAGATTAATGGCGACGTAGGGGAGTGCAGCTTCAGCGCTGGGTGTACGAAATCGATCGGAA